AGTCAGGTTACATGCATACGCTGCAAGGCGTCGCACCCCGAGTCACTTTTCTCGGGGACTGACCGGCTGTGCGTGTATTGTAAAGCGGACATCGCGGAGCAAGGTCCGCTGCCCACGCCTATCGTTCCCGAAAAAGCGGTTGAGACAACGCTTGAGGAGAAGGCTAGAGCTGAATTGGCGCTGCGCCACCTGACCCGCAAGCGGCTGCTGCCTTTTGTTGAGCGGTTCAACCCTGATTATCAAGCGGGCTGGGTACACAAAGACATTTGTCGCCGACTGGAGGACTTTTCCCGTGATGTTGCAGCTAAAAAATCGCCTCGCCTCATGCTCTTCATGCCTCCGCGGCATGGGAAATCAACTCTTGCGTCAATTGCGTTTCCTGCGTGGCACCTTGGCAGACACCCTGAGCACGAGTTCATTAGCTGTTCGTACTCGGGTTCTCTCGCTATGGCGTTCAGCCGTAAGGTTCGCGGGTTATTACGTGAAGATGGATATAAGGCAGCTTTTAAAACCCGCCTCGACCCGCAGTCGCAGTCTGCTGAGGCATGGCTTACTACTGGTGGTGGCGGTTATGTTGCTGCTGGCGTTGGGGGTGGTATTACTGGTAAAGGGGCTCATATCCTTGTCATCGACGATCCGGTAAAGAACCGTGAGGACGCGGAGAGTCAGAATGGCAGAGAGGCTAATAAAGACTGGTATACGTCAACGGCGTATACGCGGCTTGCTCCTGGTGGCGGGATACTCGTTATTCTTACCCGCTGGCACGATGATGATCTTGCCGGTTGGCTGCTAAAATCGGCGAGCAATGACGGCGAGCAGTGGGAGGTTGTTAACTACCCCGCTCGAGCAGAGGTTGACGAAGAGTTTCGTAAGCAGGGTGAGCCGCTTCACCGTGAACGCTACGACGAAGATGCCTTGGCCCGTATAGAACGAGCCGTGGGCCCTAGAGACTGGTCGGCGTTGTACCAGCAGAACCCCGTGGCTGACGATGGCGAGTACTTCACACGGGACATGATCAACTACTACGACCGTGATGAGGTTGACCACGACCGCATGAAGTTCTACTGCGCGTGGGATTTGGCCATTGGTAAGAACGCCCGCAATGACTACACCGTGGGTATGGTCATAGGTGTGGATGAGCAGGACTGCCTGTACGTGGTTGACGTTGTACGGGGCAGGTTCAATGGCTTTGAGTTGGTAGAACAGATACTGGATCTGTATGAGCTGTGGAAACCGTCGATCATAGGTATTGAGAAGGGTCACATTGAGATGGCTCTTGGGCCGTTCCTCGAGAAGCGTGTTCGCGAACGCGGGTTGTACGAGGCGTATTTTAAAGACTTAAAGACGGGGCGTAGAGATAAAGAGGCCCGAGCACGCGCCATACAGGGCCGTATGCAGCAGGGCATGGTGTTCATGCCTAAAGACCTACACTTCACCGGCCCGCTGGTAGCGGAGCTCCTACGCTTTCCTCATGGTGTGCATGATGACCAAGTCGATGCCCTTGCATGGTTGGGCCTGATGATGACCGAATTTAGTACCTTCCATGAGCGAATCGAACACGTACCCACATGGCGAGACAAACTCCCTGGAATGTTTAAGGGTGAGAAGACTAAATCGGCCATGAGCGCATGACCATCGCTAACCCAAATTCACCATTAGGCCACCGCCACCGAGATATTAATAATGGCTAAATCAGATAAGATAGCACCCGAGAAAGAAGAGGAAATCACTCGTTTTCAGTGGGAACGCTACGAGCGCGCCCGCGATCATGGTCACTTAGACTATGTCGAGGTAGCAAAAAAGTGTGATGCTTTTTATCGCGGTAACCAGTGGGACTCTGAGGCAGTCAGGGCGTTAGAGGCTGAGGGTCGCCCTGCGCTGACTATTAATACTATTCTCCCTACTATTAATACCATCCTTGGCGAGCAGTCTAACCGTAGAGCAGACATACAGTTCAAGCCGCGTAGAGCAGGTACCGCTGAGGTAGCCCAGACACTGACAAAGCTGTACATGCAGATCTCCGATAACAACAAACTCGACTGGGTTGAGCAAACCGTCTTTGCCGATGGGTTGATAATGGACGGTCGCGGGTTCTTTGATGCCCGCATCGACTTTAGTGATCACGTTGAGGGCGAAGTACGGGTCGTGGCTAAAGACCCCCTAGACATACTCCTTGATCCTGACGCGAAGGAGGCAGACCCGAAGACGTGGAACGAGGTGTTCGAGACTAGGTGGATGACCCTCGACGAGATTGAAGAGCTGTATGGCAAGAAGAAAGCTGACCGCCTACTCTTTATAGCAGAGAACGGGATGAGCTTCGGCCCCGACTCTGTCGAGTACCAAGAGACGCGCTTTAGCGGGGATGAGAACTCAAACGAGTACTTTGGGGCTAGTGCCCAAGAGGGCGATGAGTACCGCAGCGTGAAGTCATTGAGAGTGATTGAGCGCCAGCATAAGAAGATATCGCGCGCGATGTTCTTCATCGACCCTGATACAGGCGACCAACGCCAAGCTCCCGACGCATGGAACGAGGCTCGGGCTAAGAAGTTCGCTAAACAGTACGGCCTGTCGCTTGCGTCCAAGGTAATCAGAAAGGTTCGGTGGACTGTGACGTGTGACAAGGTGGTTCTCCATGATGACTGGTCACCTTACAAGACATTTACCATTATCCCCTTCTTCTGTTACTTCAGGAGAGGTCGCCCATTCGGGGTGGTTCGAAATCTATTATCGCCTCAAGAGCAGCTAAACAAAATATCATCACAAGAGCTGCACATCGTTAATACTACAGCTAATAGTGGCTGGATGGTTGAGTCAGGTTCGCTGGTCAGCATGACCGCGGACGACCTCGAGGAGCATGGAGCGGAGACAGGGCTCGTGTTGGAATATGCGCGGGGCACTAACCCGCCACAAAAGATCCAGCCTAACCAGATCCCCACAGGGCTTGATCGTATAGCGATGAAGGCTGCGCTAAACATCAAGACCATCTCTGGTGTAAACGACAGCATGCTGGGCACGGACAGCGCAGAAGTATCGGGTATCGCGATTCAGGCCAAGCAGAACCGTGGTGCGGTAATGATTCAGGTGCCGCTCGATAACCTGCGTAAGTCACGGCAGTATCTTGCTGAGAAGATCTTAGACTTAGTTCAGTCCTTCTATACTGAGGAACGGATCATTCAGGTTACGAACGAAGCTGACCCATTGAAGCCCCGCGAAGACCTAGTGATCAATCAGGCTGATACTGCGGGTGAGATCATCAACAACCTCACTTTAGGTGAGTACGATGTCGTGGTCGCTACAGCACCAGCGAGAGATAGCTTCGATGAGGTTCAATTTGCTGAGGCTATCAGCCTGAGACAGGTTGGGGTTCAGATCCCTGATGACGCCATCATTGAGTATAGCCACCTCGCTAAGAAGGGTGAGCTTGCTAAACGCCTACGTATACTTACTGGCCAAGAGCCACCAACTCCTGAGCAAGCACAAGCACAAGCGGAACAGCAGCAGATTCAAATGCAACAAGTTCAACTTGAGATCATGAGGCTTGAAGCTGAGGTTAAGAAGATGCAGTCCGAAGCTGCGCTCAATATCGCGAAGGTACAAGACACTGCTGAGATAGAGCCTCAGCTACGTATGGCAGAACTTCAGTCCAAGATGGATATTGCCCAGGCGCAGCTTGACCTCAGACGTGAGTTGTCCTCAGCAACTAATTCACAGCGCGAAGCGCAAATGAACACCTCCGCAGCAACGAAGCTCGCAACCACCGCGTTGCAGGCATCGAAGGTCGCGGAGACTAAAGCCCCACCAAGCCCAGCAAATCTCATGCAGAGATAAGGAATACTTAATGAGTAAGAACGAAGACAAAACAGAAGATACAGCAACGCAGTACGACGTAATGCCTGGAGCGGATACCAACGAGGAGGTGTTCGAGCAGCTTGATCTTAGTTTCAGTGATGTAGAAGAATTGGCGCAAGAAAGTGTTGAAGAAGAAGAAGAATTGACGCAAGAAAGTGTTGAGGAAGACACCCTAGAAGCCGAAGTTGAGGGCGAGGATAGCCAGGAAGCAGAAGAAGAAATAGAAGAAGAAATAGAAGAAGAAATAGAAGCGCCAAAAGCGTCTAAGAAAGCAACAATGGTGCCTAAAGCTCGGCTCGACGAAGTGCTGAGTAAGCAGAAAGCTTTGCAGAAGCAGTTAGACGACATCCATGAGGCTAATCAAAAAAGCGCTGAAGCCCCCGAGGACTATGACTTTGACTCAAAGGAAGTCGAGTACCAAAACATGGTCTTGGACGGCGAGACTGAAAAAGCGGTTGGTCTTAGAAGAGAGATAAGAAAGGCTGAGCGCAGTCAGCTTGAGTATGAGATGCGGCAAGAGATGTCGCAAACAGTCCAGCAAGACCGTCAATCCACTGCATTACAGATAGCAGCAACAGCGATGGAGCAGGCGTATCCAGAGTTTGACAGTCAGTCGGAGCAGTTCGATGAAGCGATGACAAGCGACGTGGTTGAGCTGCGCGATGCGTTTATCATGAAGGGCTATGATCCGGTTGGAGCTTTAGAGAAAGCTGTCAGGTACGTGGTTAAAGACAACGACCTTGCAGAATCAGGCCAGAGCGCCCCGTCTTTAGCAGCAGCCAAACCAAAAGTTGATGAGCTTGCTAAGAAGCGCGCGCAAGTCAGCCGTAAGTTAAGAGCGGCTGAGGCACAACCACCTGAATTACCTGGAGAGAGTTCTTCTAGTCATGGTGAAAAAGGTCTGGATCTGAATTCCCTTTCAGAAGAAGAGTTCGATGCATTACCAGAAGCAACCCTACGTCGCTTACGCGGCGACATTATGTAGCAAGGAAACCAATATGTCAGAAAAAGACCCACGAATAGCCCGAGCTGGAGTCTCGGGCTTTAACAAACCCAAGCGGACACCTTCTCATCCTAAGAAGTCACATATTGTTGTGGCAAAAGAAGGTGAGAAGATCAAAACAATCCGATTTGGCGAGCAAGGCGCGTCTACTGCAGGTAAGCCCAAGTCGGGTGAGTCTGAAAGAATGAAGGCCAAACGCGCCAGCTTCAAAGCTCGGCATGGTAAGAACATCGCCAAAGGAAAAATGTCAGCGGCCTATTGGGCCGATAAAGCGAAGTGGTGAGATAGTTGTTGCATTG